TGGCAGTTAAAGTTTAATAATTTTAAGGTAGAAGGCATATGCAAAAAACAATAAGTGACAAAATTACTATCGTAGTACCGTGCAAGAATGAGGAGAACTATATCCATCATTTGTTAGACGCATTGCGTTCACAAAATATTGGCAATACTAGAGTTATCATTGCTGATTGTTCTACAGACAACACTAGAAAGGTTATACAAGATAATAGTACTCAATTAAACATTGAAATCATTGAGGGAGGCCCTGTCTCTACTGCTAAAAATAACGGAGCACAATTAGTCACTACACCATATATTTTGTTTATTGATGCTGACGTTCGTTTCTTTAAGAACAATGTCATTCAAGATGCAGTTGGAGTAATTGAATCAAAGAACTTGGACCTCGTTGGTTTAAACATCAAGTGTTATGACAAAGACCCCAGAGCAATGCTTGGATTTACTCTGTTTAATACTATAAATCATGCATTGAAATATTTCTCACCCTTTGCGGTCGGAGCATTTATGCTAACACGGAGAGATAAGTTTGAAGAATACGGTGGATTCCCAGAACAGTTTGCCACATCGGAGGATTACTTTTTGTCAAGGAAATACAGTCCTAAAAAGTTTAAAATTGTTAAACATCATTTTGGACAAGACAGTCGTAGATTTAAAAAGATGGGATATTTTGGAATGGGTAAGTACTTAATTCAAAATTTTATTAACCGTAACAATAAAAAATATTGGGACAGATTAGACTCATCTAAATATTGGAATTAAACAAATTTTATAATATATGTATAAATAACATTATGCTACAATTCATCAAAGACCTTTCACACACACTATTAGAGTTTATCAAAGATGATCCTGTTCGTCCAGAGATATCAAAAGATTTTCGTGTAAGTGATGGAAGAATGGTTGCGGCATTAACTGATGAAGAAAGTAATCCTGAAGCAATGGTATGTGTTAGCTTCCATGATTTTATTCCGGCAGATATTAAAGATTTAGATAAAACTGCACAAGTACCTACTACTGCTATATTCTATACTATATGGAGTTATAAGAGTGGTAAAGGTCAAGAGTTATTATTTAGGGCAGTGAAAGGGATACAAGAACAATACCCAAGTGTAACTAGGTTTGTAACTCTCAGTCCTAAAACTAACATGGCCCGTAGATTCCATCTAAAGAATGGGGCTATAATTTTCCGCGAAAACATAGACACTACAAACTACGAATATCCAGTAGTAAAAGAAGCTGTCAAAACTGAAGAAAAGTAATACTCAAGTATTACAAATTCTGTAGTAAAAAGTACTCATTTTTAACGCTAGGTGCTTCAAAATCGATAGAAGTATCCGAAGTGCATACTGACTCACAAGTAGCGAAATTATCCTAAGTTAGTACTAACTAACTTACAGGATAGCCAAAATTTGACAATAAATGGGTTTTAGTATATAATTCATCTATGAACTCGAAAATCAACCGCAAGCGTAGAACTGACAGAAATCAAGTTATCTATTACATCCAAGATGTACAGACACTTGAATATTACGTTGGTTTGACTGCTCTCTCATACAAAGGCAACGTGTTTTTGACACTACGCCGTCGTATGCAAAAGCATATGCAACGTGCTATGACAGAAAACAAAAACTGGGGTTTGTCACGTGCTTTGCGTGAACAAGGCGCCGAGCGTTTTGTATTTGGAACTATTGAAGTTGTTCGAGGCAAGCGTCCTGCTCATGCACGTGAGACAGAATTAATCAATACAATGCAACCAGCATTGAACACATTTGGAGTAAAGTAATGAACTATCATGTAACAAATACCAACAACCCAATTGACTTTCCAAAATCAGAGAAACGCATGAACACACAAATTGAAAAACTTATCAACGATTACCAAGTAATTCTGGATCGTGATCCTTTGAGTCAATCTGAGGACACTTATTCTATCCTACTTAAATTTACGCAAGCCCTTGCTACCGAACTAGGTGAAATCGTAGTTGAAGATCCTGTCAAGGATGGTGTCCGCATGTACTTTGATGAAAAAATTGCCCGTTATGTAATTAAGAAAAGTGTAGGACTGTAAAATGCAAGCATATATTAATTTAGGTATTGTCATGTTGCCTGTTATTGTGATGGGTCTAGCAATTATTGTCAAGGATGGTTTCTAATGAAGTTGAATGATAGTTTACAATGGATAGGGGCAGTATTCATTATCATTGGTCACGTTTGTAATTCAATCGGACCTGATGCGTATCCCTACAACATTGTAGCATTCACTTTAGGAACAATTGCATTTATGACTTGGACCATTCGTGTTAAAAATAGACCACAGTTTATAGTTAATATAGTGGCAATTGTAACTTGTTTAATAGGTCTACTTAAGGCTTATAGTTAAGGAGTAAAGTATGAGAGATGGATACGGAGTATGTCCTTTATGTAACGGAACTTGCTATGTCAATTTGACAGAACAAGAAAAAACTTATTCTTGGAATAAAGATAAAACCAACCGCCCTTGTCACAATTGCGGTGGTCAATATATGTATAGTACTGCCAAAGGTGAAGTCAGATTAAATACTGATGGTGTGCCGTGTACGCATAAGTACACAAGTACCAATGATGGTCGCTGTCTAACAGGCTACACTTGTAAAAATTGTGGTGATCGTTATCAAATTGATTCAGGTGATTAAATGAAAAATAAAGAACAAATTATAAATGACATGTGTTACACATACCGACATGATTATGGGTTACGAAAAGAACTTGATGAGCCAAATTGGACAGCAGGCATGACTGAGCAGGATGCCAAAATGCTTTACAAAACAATGGAACAGATATATAATAACAACATTGAGCCTATCATTGAGCATTATAAAGGAGTACAAAATGCACTTAAGCCAGGTAAATGAAATTACAGATCATAAAATTACTGAAGGTAGTGAGTATGGTTGGGATTGTTATCCAAACGCACGATTTTTAAATTATGAAAGTGAGTTTGCTTATGTGTCTGTACTTTACAGTACTGAGACACAGGAAATTTATGAGGCAGACGTATCTATTAAAGTAGATGCTTGGTTTGCTGACGATAAGGATATGAAACCATATCGTTGGTTGAATCCTGAATTTAAAGATGTTATGATAGCAGAGGCCAAAAAACGCAAAGTTAAATGGCGTAAGGCTTGGGATGATGTCAAGTGGATTGATTTGGAAGTTGAAGCAGATTTCCTAGAAAAAGCTAAAGCTATTTTCAATGGTGAACTACATGACAACCGTATTCAAGTTCCTATTGAATTAGAAGATCATGTTATGTTACAGTTATGCATGGCTGCACATAAACGTGATGTTACACTAAATAAGATGGTAGAAATTATATTACAAGAGGTTATTGATAAGCACGGTGTCAACGAAACACTTGGGTAACACGTTATATTAGTATAGGAGAAATACTATGAAAAAAATTCTAGTAGCATTATCACTTTTAGTATCAGCGTCCGCATTTGCAATTGATTGTCGCAGGGGTATTGACCATAAACATCCTGCATGTTATGGATACAGTTATGTAGATCATCGCCACATGAATTATCACCATCGTCCTATTGTTATATACCGAAATAATGATTGGGTGGGACCAGCTGTTGCAGGTGCAATAGGAACCGCAATCATAATTGATGTAATGAACCGTAGACAAGAAAGACAAATTGTAGTACAACCTACTGTAGGTCAATCTAGTCAAATATGCACGCCGTGGACTGAAACACAACAACCAGATGGGTCAATAACTCGTACACGCACGTGTAATCAGTGACCAAAACGTTTGATGTAATATCGTTCATAGTGTATAATGCATTATGAACGATATTTTTTATGGTATTTTTTCTTGGATAAAAGATGATTTTAAGTCTAACAGAATTCGCTTTGCTGTTGAGCTTCTTGCTTGGGCTATTAGTATTGGTTGCAGTATTGTTATGGCATTCACAGTCCCCAATCCACCGCTTCTTGCTCTTTATCCCATTTGGATCCTTGGCTGTGCTATGTATGCTTGGGCTAGTTGGACTAGGAAATCTTTTGGCATGTTGGCTAACTATATATTGTTAACAACAATTGACTCTATTGGACTTATTAGGATGTTGATACAATGAAATCTTGGACAGTTGAATTACAAGACGATCCCGAAACCGGTGATTGTATTTTAGAGTTTCCTCCCGACATGTTAAAAGAAACAGGTTGGAAAGAAGGCGATGTGTTAGAATGGCATGATAACAAAGATGGATCATATACTATGACAAAGAAAGAAACACAATTGGTGCTTGTTGAAGCAGTAAGCACTTTCCGTATGCGGTACATGGTTGAAGTACCAATTGGGGTTGACGATTATGGTAAAGAGAAAAGTCTATGGGCACTAGATACTGTTACTATG